TGAAACATTGCCGGCATTTGATTATTGGACTCCTATCATGAGTATTCCAGGCATCGTTGGATCAACCCTGGAAAATCTTGCCAGTGTACAGTACTATCTTACTGCTGATGCCAAATTGCAACAGGCCTGGCAACAACAGTTGGGGCCAAAAAAACGACTGCGTGTGGGCTTTTGTTGGTCGGGTCGCAGAGATACCTGGATCAATCGACACAAGGCCATGCCTTTTGACAAGATGCTGGCATTGATAAAAAGAAATCCCAACTACGAGTGGGTCAACCTGCAGGTTGATTGCACAGCCGAAGAACAAGCCAAGTTGTTGTCTGCCGGAGTCAGGGCCTATCCAGGTGCTATACAAACATTTGCTGATTCAGCAGCCTTGATCATGCACATGGATGTGGTCTTGGCTGTGGACACTGCTGTGGCACACTTGGCTGGTGCCTTGGGCCGTCCGGTCTGGGTCATGCTGAGTCAATTTGCCCTGGACTGGCGTTGGTTGCTGGATCGTGACAGCAGTCCCTGGTATACCACAGCCCGACTGTTCCGTCAACCCGCCATGGGTGACTGGGCGTCGGTCACAGATCGTATACATCAGTACCTGGGCTGGTTCAAAGTTTGACCGGTTGGCAGATCACCGGCACCACAGGTTTGGTATTGGGTCGTGGGTAATAGCCTGAATCGTTGCCTATTGGGCTGGCATGTTTGACCAAAAACAGCTTTGAAAAATTTATCCCCGATATCATAACAATATTTATAGCCAACAAAAAAGCGCCTTTCGGCGCTTTTCTGCTTCTTCCCATCCCTGAGAAAATAAACTGCGTTCTCTGATTAGGAGAATGACAAGTTTTGTACTGCGATCTCGCCAACATAGTCAGCTGCGTTACCGAAGCTGGATGCTGTGTTGGTCAACTCAACGAAGCCATAACGTGTCATGAATGATACGACTGGTTCGAATGTTGATGGATCAAGAACAACACCGCTGCTCATTAAAGGAATATATGGGCAATAGAACGCAGCAGCATCTGCCTCGCTTGTGCCCTTATAACCTACCAACACAGAAGCTGTGTCAGCAGCATAGCTGTTTACAAACACACGCATTGCGCCATTCAATGTACCAACAAACTTGGTGTTTGTGGGTGCTTCAAATGTGCCTTCTGTTGTGCGAGCAAAAGCTGATGTTGTTGCAGATTGCAACACTGTCAAACTTGCTGGAGATACAACAGCCCAGTTACCAGCGCCACGACGTGTACGCTGAGCGATCAAGTTTGCAACACGGTTGATCAACACTGCCAATGCGGCATGCTCATCACCAACAAATGTTGCTGTACCAGACACAGTAGCTTGGTTGTATGTAAACTCTGTAGCAGCCAATGTAGACAAGCTCAAGAGGATCTCTTGATCAATCTCAGCTGTGATCTCTTGTGCAAGAGCAGCCATGATTTCAGCTTCTACGTCAATACCGTGCATGGCTTGAGCATCTTGAGCAGATTCAAATGTCCAACGAGCTTGGAGTTTGCGTGTCTTAGCTTCAACAGCTTGCTTCAAGATCTGTACGGAAATTTGCTTACCGCCTGTGCCTTCCATGGTCGCTGTGTTGTTACCTGTGTAACCTGTGGCTGTTGTGGTAGCTTGGGGTACAGTAGAGTAAGCTGTAGCGATTGTGAATGGGCTCAAAGCTTCAGAACCAGCTGCAACGCTTGTGGCGGCTGCGGATGTATCATTCAAGCTCTGTGCATAGCGAACACGTAATGTGTGGATTTGACCTACAGGACCTGTCATTGGCTGAACACCAACTAACTCGTTAGCGATAACGGTTGGCATTACACGACGGATAACTGGCAGAATCACACGGTTTAATGTAGCGATGTTGCCAGAAACTGTAGAACCAGAAGAAGCGTTCTCACGCAAGTACTTCTTGGTATTTTCAAGGATTACACTCATGGACGAACGCTTGGATCCGGATAAACCTTCCAAGAGTGCGTCTTTGGTTTCGTCCCAACGGCCTTCTAATAATTCTTGTGACATTTAAGTCTCCTTATTTTTATGTCTTGGGTTACAGCCCTGCCAAACGCTTGAGATCGATCACGTTGCTGACATTGTCAGCCGCTTGATCTGCATCTGGACTGCGGGCAGATTTATCGCCAGTGGCCACGCTTACAGTTTCTGTGATCACTTTACGGGCTTTCACAGTACCTTCGGCTAGTACAGCTGGTAGATACTTTTCAAAAGCGGCACTCAGACGAGCTGTCTGCACACTTTCAAGCAAGTTCTTCATGATTTCGCGCTTCTCTTCATTGAGAGGAGCAAGCAGTTCTTCCATGGCGCTTTCGCGTTGATTGGATTCACGTATCATGCGGATCTCGCGTTCTTTTGATTCAACGAGAACTTTGGCCTTCTCGGTGAATTGGACGGCTTCGGCCAACTTGGCATCTTTGCTTGCAATGATGTCATGTAGTTTACGCACTTCGGCTTTCTCATTGAGATGAGTTGCACCAAATTCAGTGGCGTATGCTTCAAAGATTCTGCGTCCAAAGTTGTTCTCGCGAGCAACTTGGATGTCTTCTTTGAGTTGGTTGAGTTCAGCCTTGAGATGTTGGCTAACAGCGGTGGACATTTTGCGGGCTGATTCTGCAACGAAACGGCCCTTCAATTGTTCCAACTTGGTGCGAGCTTCGGCCACTAGACGTACTTTTGTGTTGACCACATCTTGTTTGTCTTCGGCAAATTCTTGAATCTCGCGTGCAAGAGCATGAACAACGAAACTTTCTAACTTCTCAATTCCTTCGTTGTGTGTCTTGCGGTCTCGGCGCAGTTCTCCGATTTCCTCGGCCAATTTGGTGATCATGAAGTTGTTAAACTTAGTAGCATCTTCTTTGATCTTGGCTTGGAAACGAACACGGTCTTCGGCTAGAGCTTGCTTTTCAGCTTGCACTGCTTGGACTTCTGCAGCTAGACCTTCTGTTACCATACGATCCAGGGCTTCTACCATCACTTGTTTGTCATGCTCATAGCGTTGTGCAAACTCTTCGCGGAGTTCTGCACGTACCACTTCACGAGCTTCATTTAACTTGGATTCCCAAGCCTCAGAAATTTCTTGCTGAGCTTCTTCGCTTAACAGTTCGCTATCTAGTAACGGTTTAATAGCATCTAACATGCTTATTTCTCCTAGATTTTGAGACCACGTATCAAGCGCATTACTTCGCCTTTTACGTATCTCTGTGCTTTGTTGCTCTTAGCTGGGTCCTTGAACATTTCCAACAGTCTAGCTCCGCCGGCATGATTTAACAGGCCTTCGTAGATTGCTGTGGGATATGCGTTGGGGGCGCTGGGTTGAGCAACCACATCTACAGTGACAATTTCAAAGTCACTGACATGTCCGTTGGCGTCGTTGACGTTACCGCTGCCACGACTGCTAACACCTAATTTCACACCCGAGGTCAGCATGGTTTTCACCAACTCGCCCATGGGTGTGGGCAATATCTTTAATTTTCCATAACCAGCAGGGCCATCCATCCACATATTGCAAATCATATGACTCACGCGATCCAGATTGATCTTCAAGTCTTCTGGGTGGTCTACTTCTCCCAGGACTGAATGACCGGTCTTGATCTGTTCGTTGATGGTGTCTACTGCCTTGGCTATTTCGTTTACAGGATATACTCGTTCGTTGGCGTTGCGAACACCGCCCTCAATGCAAATGCCTTTGAGGTACAGGTTCTTGCCGGATCCATCCGCGGCTTCCTCAAGCAAGATTTCTGCTCTTGCCTGAGTGAAGCTTAGATGTTCTCTTAGATAGCGAGCCATATCTAACTATTAAGCCTTAGGAAATGGAGTTTTTGTGTTTACACCACTGGCTTGTGCTGTAACTGGCTTTGGAGCTGCGGACATTTTCTTGTCGCCAGAGGCAGGAGTGTTTTGCACTTTGCCAATCAACTCACCAGCTTTGGGAGCAGGACGACCTTCGGCTGTGTCGCCAGTCATTTTTACAGGACTAGCTACAGCACCTTTGGCGCCACTGTTGTTGGCATTGGTGCTTTTGGTGTTTGTACCAGCTGGCTCAGAGGTCACAGGAGCAGGAGCTTTGGCTAGGTTAATAGCTTCCATCATGCCCATTTCAATTTCTTCTGAATCAGACTCTTCTTCGCCGTCGCCCATGTCAAAATCAGCTGTTTCTGTGTCGTCCATTTCTAAGTCGTCACCGCCCATTTCGTCACCAACTGAGTCGCCGTTGTCGCCCATGAGAGCTTCAAATTCGGCCATGAGTTCGTCTAGTTTGTCTTCTAAGTCAACCACGCGGTCTTCGAGACCTTCTTCGCCGTCGCCTTCGGACATTTCCATGCCAGTTTCTTCGGCTTCTACGTCGTCGATTAGATCATCGGCTGCGTCGCCGCCCATCATGGTTTCATCCATGTCGTGCATGGACTCGTCCATTTCTTCGTCTTCTTCCTCGTCCATGCGCTCTTTACGATCTTTTTTGTCGTCGTACTCGATGTCCTTGGTGACTTTTTCACCGGCTTTTTCAGCTTTTTCGTCTTCTTTGTCAGTGGACTCGGCTTCGTCTAACT